CCAAGGTAATTTACAAAGATGTTACCTGTTCCTGATGAAGGTGCTGCACTAAAGGTTAGTGTTGTACCGTCAGGGATTGTATAAGCACTGCTGTCCTGCACTACACCGTCTACAGATACTAAAACATCCTGAACATTAGAGATGGTCTGTGACAGCGTAAATGTGGTGTCAGAGCCATCACCGTTAAACCTCTGTACAGATGGTATGGCATGAAAGCCTGACTGTACTTGATTGCCTATGTATGCCATTAGGTTATTTCCATTATGCTTAATGCTCCTGACAGTTTATCTGCGACTGAACAAGATATTGAAATAGAATCTGTGGGCTGTAATATAACTTTACCACCTGATAGTAATTCTAATGAAGACCCTACAGGTATTGGCACATCTTTAAGTAGTACAGCAGTTGTATTAGCAGTGTTTCCACTATTAGTTCCTGCACCTACGTTGTTTGTCTGCGTACTACTGGCACTTGCATTACCAGAGGTGTCAGACTCAAGAAGAACTTTTGCTGTTACCTGTGAAGTGTGAATGTTGGTTAATATAAGACCTATGACAACCGTTGTTGTGCTACTAGGGGTCGTATATATGTGATACTCACTTCCATCTGACGTACTTGCAGGTTCTGCTGCAAATGTTAATACTCTAAAATCGTTTGCCATTTTTTATCTCCTTATCCTAATGCAATGGCTAATGCTGTTGGGTCATCTGTACTAAACCCTGCACTTGATAGATATGTTTTAACATCTGTTAAAGCTACCTGTTTCATTGTACCATTATCGTTTGTTACAACTCTATCTGCATCAACTAATGTTGTTGAACTTGCTGCTGTATCCCCATCCATAATGTTTAGTTCGGCAGCCGTTGATGCTACGTTTGTACCACCTATATCAAGTGTTGTCATTGAGACTTCACCTGCTACTGTGGCTATGCCGTCTGCTAATGTTATTAAGTCTGTGTCATCAGTATGACCAATAGTAGTGCCATTAACTATTACATTGTCTACTGTTAATGTTGTAAGTGTACCTAATGAGGTTACGTTTGCCTGTGCTGCAGTTTGTAGTGTACCAGATAATTGTGTCGCTGTCAACCTTCCTGTGCTAGGATTGTAAGTTAAATCACCATCTGATTCTAAACCAATGTTTCCACCGTCTACATCTCCACCTGCTGTAAATATAATAGCATTATCTTCATTGGTGCTTTCGTTGTCACTAATAGTTACTGTTGTTGCTACTGATGCAGTTCCTGTTAAGTCACCTGTTACGTTACCTTCTATGTTAGCAACAAGTGTACCTGTTGTCATATTTAGGTTGCCTGTGCTACTTGCATTGTCTGTTGTAGTACCTAGTGCAAACTTATCTGCTGATTCATCCCACATAAACAGAGCATCATTACCTGTTGACCCTCTTTCAATAATGATACCAACATCGTTAGAGTTTGAACTTGCTCCACTGTTTAAACCTAATAAAGTATCTTTTACCGTAGTATTTGTTGTATCTACTGTTGTGGTATCCCCACTGACTGTTAAGTTACCTGTAACAGTTAGGTTGTCATTTACTGTTACTTCAGAAGTGCTATGACCAATAGATACTGGAACACCAGATGTAGCTGTTCCTATTGTTATGCCATTAGATGTGTTAGAGTTATCTATGTTTAAAGTAGATGTACTGTCTAGTGATATGTTAGAACCGTCTACAACTAATGTACCGTCTATATCTGTATTATCTAAATCAGTTGTTCCGTCAACATCTATGCCACCACTAACATCTAAACTTACTGCATCTACTTCCCCTGCCACAGTAAGCACACCACTAGCAACAGTCATTAAATCCGTGTCACCAGTATGCCCAATAGTTGAGCCATTTATAATTACGTTATCTACTGTGAGGGTAGTTAGTGTTCCCAATGATGTTACATTGGATAGTGTATCTAAAGCTGACTCAAAGTATGTTTCAAAATCAGTCAGGGCAACTTGCTTCATTGTCCCTGCATCATTGACCACAACTCTATCTGCGTCTGCCAATGTTGTTGATGTGGCAGTTGTATCGCCATCCATAATATTTAATTCAGTTGCTGTTGCGTCAACTGCTGCCAACTTTGTAAAGTCTGCTTGTACTAATCCTGACACACCATCAAGTAAGTTTAACTCTGTGGCTGTAGATGTTACGTTTGTACCACCTATGTCTAATGTAGTTACAGATATCTCTCCTGCTACTGTAACAACACCGTTAGCTAGTGTAATTAAATCAGTATCGTCTGTATGCCCTATATTAGAACCGTTAATTAATACATCGTCTATATCAAGTGAGCCACCTGTTATAAGACCTGTGGTTGTTATTGTAGATGAGCCTGTATCTATTGTGCCAAAGCCAGAAGTAATGCTACCTGAGTTTAACGCACCTACAGTTGTTACATTTGATAATGTATCTAATGCTGATTCAAAGTAAGTCTCAAAGTCAGTGAGAGCTACCTGCTTCATAGTTCCTGCATCGTTGACTACTACTCTGTCGGCATCTGCTAGTGTAGTAGATGAAGCAGTTGTGTCCCCATCTAGGATGTTTACTTCTGTAGTTGAAACTGTAAGTCCGTCTAGTACCTCTAGTTCTGTTTCTGATATTTCTGCAGAGCCTATTGTAACTGTACCAGATATATCTACGTTACCATTTATATCTATTGTTGTGGCTGCTATCTGTATCTCTGTGTCAGCTACAATATCTAGCTGTCCGTCAGTGCTTGAGTTAAGGTATATAGCTGTATCACGGAACTGTAGCTTTTCTGTGGACGCTACAAGTATATCATCAGAGAACTCAAAGTAATCTTCGTCTTCCATCCACTTGAGTACACCGTCATTACTCTCACCGTCAAAGGTCATTGTAATGTCTGTACCTGCTGTACCTGCACCAAAGGTAAGTGTGTTACCTAATAGTTTAGTAATAGGACCACCTTCAGCAGTAGTACCATCGTGTGTGTGTCCTGAACTGGATGCAAAGGCGGCTAATAACTGATTAAACTCGTCATTAGTATGTGCCGCTGTGATTGTATCACCGTCAGAGTATGAAGACTGTCTTGTGTATGTTGCTCCCATTTACCTTCTTGCTCCTGTTTGGTATTCTAGCTGAAACCCTTTTAACGAGTATGGTGCTGTTTCTCCACCATCATTTACTCTTAATGCTACGGCAAAGCCTGAACCTTCTACTGCCTGTCTTACGAGTGGCTGTGATGCACCACCATATGTACCAAAGCTACTAGATGAACTACCATATGAAGTTACTCCGTATACAGCAGCGATGTCACTTGAGTCTAGTTCGTAAGCTGCAGGTCTTGCTGAGTCTTTAGCTTCATAGTCATATCTTAAAAATAAATCAGCGTCTATTGTTGATTCAGGTGCGTAGTTTACTATAACACGTTGCATGTGCTTTCGTATACCTGCATCCCCAAACGTCATGTCAGGGCTTCTGTATTTAGCATTTATTGCTGTGCCATCAAATGTATTACCTGATTCTTGCCTGTAGATGTAACCATTTGAATAGTCACCGTGTAGTATTATAACATCTCCCGACTTAACAAATCCATCGGTACATGCAGGACGTATACCTCTTAACTCTGAAAACTCAAATGCTTGTCCTTTTAAAACACATGCCACACCTTTTGTGCTGTTCTGTGCAACTGTATCTTTAGTAAAGAATATTCTGTATTGTGTTCTATCAGGTATTACTACACTTTCAAACTGTGAAGCACTTGATAGGTTGTCATCAAATATAGACTGCACATTAGAGCTAATAGTACCAAGTTCAACGTCACCAATTCTTGCTGTACCTGCTACCGTTCTTAAACCATCAGGACCTAAAAAGATTAAGTCTCCTGCAAATTCCTGTATTGTGTCTCCGTTTATACAACCAATGTCTCTTGTTACGGCTGATATGGCAAAGTCACTTGAGGTACTACCACTTAATTTGAATATTCTGTTTTCACAAAAAACAAATAAATTATCACGGAAAACTTTTAGTCCTGTAATAGTATCATCTACTTTTATACTTCCTGCACCACTACCACTACTAAAAGCGTCTTCATCAAAGGGTTGACTAAATACTAACGTCTGTGGTGTTGTAGACTTCCCTGCATAAAACATGTGACTTTTAAATGCTGTCACAAACTTAGACCCTGCTACGTCACTATTACTTACATCTGTTGCAGACATTGCCGTATTAAAAAACGTAGGAGCATTTGTTCCATCTACTACTATTAACTTACTGTTACCATCAAAGTTGTAGCGTTCAAAACTATACTTACCTGCACTTGTTCTACCTGTATCTCTTTCAGTCCAACTAGAACCACCTGCTGTGCCACTAAATATCTTTTCTCCTCTGGCTGCTACAACCAAGTCACCGAAGGTTGCTACCATTAATATTTTTTCACTGTCTGAACTTGTAGCAGGTACTATAGCACTTAGGTATTTACTAAATCCGTTTATTCTTCTGTAGCCACCTTCAATGTCAGGCTCAAAGTTTTGCAGTTCTAAAGCTTCTCCGGGTTGCATCATAAAAGTAGACCTGTTTAGAACCAATCCACCTTGGCAGTTAAATGCTACTGGGGCAGTTTGGGATAAATCAGGCATATTATAATGCTCTTAATACAGAAGTAGAGTGTGATGAGTTATTTCTAGGTATATAAGTAGAACGCACATACTCAAATTTATTTACTTGTAATGTTTGTATATTTTTAATACCCTGCTCAAATCTTGCAAAGTTAAGTTGATACTGCCCTGTTTCTCCTCTGTATTGATATACAAAAGCTGTAGCTCCATCTTCTATAACTGCATCATATTGTGTAGGTATACTTGTAGTATCCCCATGTGCAGAAAGCGTAGTAGGAATTGTATAGTAATCAAACTTTATAGAGTATTTTTTATTGGGAAAAGGATAAAGCAAATAGTTATTATCTGCTGTTCTTATTATGTGAGTTGGAACACCACCACCTGTAAACTGCGTTACTGTTGTACCACTGTCGTGAGTAGTAGCAGTTGTAGAACTTGCTCCTCGTGTACACCCAGTTAATGTATTAGTGCTTATACCTGTATATGATATCTGTTCATTACCAATATGAACTGTGCCTGTGCTATCAAAGCCTGTTGCACTTGTTAGGTCTATCTCGGTTTCAGTTGCATCTATAGCTTCTGCAGCCGTTGTTGAATTAATTTCATCTTCTTGTGTTATAAAATGATTTATATAATCATTGTAATTTAAAAGAGCTAATTTGCCACCACTTATAGATAAATCACTATCTTTTACTATTCTAACTGTGTTATAATCTACTGACTTTGTGCTAGTCGGTAGGTCATAACGCACTACACCTGCTGTAAGCGTTTTTGTTTCAGTAGCATGATTAAATGGATAATTAAATTCTTTTTGATTTATATATCGTATAGATTCATTTATAGCATTCTGTGCTTGTACTTGTATTCCTCTAGCATTAGAAAAATTACTAGAAGTAAGCTGTACTTCATTTAATCGTGCTAGTACATTATTTGTAAGTATAAGATAACTACTAGACAATTCTTAATCCTTATGTTAAATAGGATAAAGGGCAAGTCAATCCTGTTACACCTGCCCTTTATTTAGTTATAAGTTATGCTAATTGGTCTCTGTCAACGTCAGACGCTTCCAATGTACCCATATCATCAACATCCATGCATACAGCAAACATTCGGATTACACCGCCTGTTGTTGTACCTGTCATTGCTTGGAGTTCAACATCAATAGTGTCAGAAGTACCACCAATAAGAACAGGAGTTTGTCCTGCCTTAAAACCGTAGTCTCCAACTGACGCTCCATCAAAGTCAAAGCCATCAACAAAGTTGTCCAAGTCACCTCCAGTAATACCAAAGTCAAAATCAGTGTCGGTTGAAGTACCTGCGTGAGCAGTTGTTACTTCAAAACCTGCACTTATTATAAGTGTATTAGCAGGAATAGTTAAGCCCGGAATCACATCATTTGCAGCAAGGGCAGTACCCTTATCGCTTGCAGCTGTTGCAAAATTCAGGTCAGCTTGAATCAAGTACGGTTGCCTACCTCTAGCTGTATTACCTCTAGATACAGAGGTTGTATTATCACCTAATGCCATAATTCAATCTCCTTTATATTGAAGAAACATACAACGCACGAGTCAAAGCTTCGGGTCGTAGTATCTTTCTACCGTACAGATGCATACCTCTAACGATGTCAGCAAAGCTGTCAGGGTCACGGTATGTTTCGGTTTTATTGATTTGCTCTGCAGAAGCAACTGCTGAACTATGTCCTGCACAAATAACTCCGTAGTGTGTGCTACCAGTGGCTGTTGCACCAGTAGGTCCATTACCTACGGCAGGTAAGTTGTTAGACATATACACTTTAAAACCGTGTATGTTGTTAAAGACAAGACCGTTTTGCAGTCCTGAACCACCAAAGTCAGAGTCCATTAGTCGTGAGTCCTCATCCTTTAGAAGTTCTGCAAAAACTGGGTCAATTACAAGCCAACGTCCTTGTGAGTCCACAAATTGTTGGTCAAGTTTTCTTGACATCCTTGCAATAACAGACAATGGTGAAGCTTTAGCAGTAGTAGTATTCAAACTATCTCCACCTGCTCGTGGTACAACCACGATGGAGTTACCTGATGTACCACCATTAAAGTCTTCAGCGTCTACTTGCATAGTTGCAAGCAGTTCATTTGAGGCAGCAGTTGAAACAGCTTTGTCACCACTTGCTGTGGTGTTAGCTGCATTTGGTGTGCCATGCAATGCGGATTGTTTAAATCCTGATAGATAACCAAGAACTTCTTGGTCAAATTGGTCAGCCAATCGGTAAGCAGCTCTATCACTTGCTAGTGATTGAAAATTTACATGACTGTGAGCTTCCTCAATGTCGTCAACTTTAAATGCAAAATAGTTTGCTTTGTCAACAACGAGAGAAAAATCTTCGTCATCTAAATCTTGAGGAGTAATAGTTGCCCCTCTTGTATAGCTTTTAACCGTTATTTCAGGCTCTTTGATAATTTTAACAGTATCTCCCATAGCTGCAATTTCACCAAAGTAATCCGAATTAG